GACATCTTTAACAACATCTTTAACGACTTCTTTAACGACTTCTTTTCCTACAACAAAAGTCTTTTCATTTATAGAAACACATTTAGGGAATACTTCCGCTACTTCTTGAGCGATAAATCCTATCACATTCAAATCACTCGTTCTCATATATTTCTCGTCCCATTTAAAGCGTCTTAACTTGAGATTTTTAGATACATTATAACACATATCAATATCCGCATCTACAATATCTTTTTTTACTCTCATATCACTTGAAATCGTCCAAGTAGTAGTAGTAGGTTTTTTCGCACTATCTAACGATAATTCAAGTTGAGCGGTTGGAGCGGAAATACCTATGCCTACTTTTCCGTCATTTTTTATTATCATTTTCTCTGTAGGAACAGCACCCGAAGAGGAATTTTCAAAAACTAAATCTCCCCTTGTCGCAGTTGAACCTCTTGCCCTTAAAGTCATATCGCCATTTAAACAGCGAATATCTGCCCCTCCATTAACGCTATTAGCATTACCAAAAAAACGCAATCCTAATTCAGTATAAGTTCCCGCATTATTTAAACAATCTATAAAAATTCCGCCCTTTCTAACTAATAGTTTATCCGTTCCATCAAGAGCAATTGGAGCAGTAGCGGAACTTACCCGTAAAATTCCCGCAACATCAACATTATCTTCACCAGTAATTCTCCCTAATAAAATTTGGTTGCTTTCGTATGAATGAGTATCGCTCCCTATTGATGTTGAATATGATACATTAACGTCATTATAAGCATTTCGCCCTAATCCGCTATTATTAGTCCCCGAATAAGAACCCGCTGCTGCGTCGTTATGTCCTACATAAGTATTTCCGCCACCTAAAGATTGAAAACCGCTTTTAAACCCTACATAAGTATTATAACTCGTTGTAGATGCCGCACCACTTCCCACTGAACCCCCTACAAAAGTATTCGCATCACCCGTAGTATGAAAAATAGCGGAATTATGACCTATTATTGTATTATCATTTGCCGTAGTAAATAGATTACCCGCATCTGTTCCAATCAAAATATTTCTACTTCCAGTAGTATTCGCCTTTCCAGCATCCGCTCCAACCATTAAATTTCCCCCACCAGTAGAATTCGCTATTCCCGCTCCTTTACCTACAAATGTATTACTTTGTCCCGATGTTGTCGCTCTTCCAGCATCTAAACCAATTGCCGTATTTTCAACCGCTCCACTACTACAATTTCGCAAAGCATTCGCCCCAACAGCAGTATTACCATCTCCTCCACTCGCTAAAGCAAAAGACCCTACTGCTGTGCTGTTGCTTCCCGCTATAGAAACTAAAGTGCTATGCCCTATTGCTGTATTATTTTGTCCCGCTCCAATACTAAAACCGCTAATATTTCCCATACAGACATTAAAAGAACCCGTATTAATACCCATACCCGTATTAAAACCAAATAAAGTATTTTCCGCTCCAGTTGTAATATCCCTACCCGCTTGGTGTCCAATAGCGTTTAATTTAATCCCCGTAGTAGCGTTTTTTAATGCTTTTTCGCCAATCGCAACATTACCCGAACTTCCCGCTCCAAAAACTTTTCCCGCCTCATAACCAATCGCAATTCTACTATTTTCATTCGCACTTCCAGTTAATACATCTAATCCTAATCCCACATCAAAATCTCCCGTTGTTTTCGCTACTCCATTATTTCGCCCTATATAAACGTTATTATTACCGCTCGTTAGAGCAGACCCGCAATCCAATCCAATTAAGCGGTTATTATTTCCCGTTGTTAATGCTTGTCCCAAATTATTCCCTACACAAACATTATTTTGAGATGTTATAATACTCGCTAAATTACCCGCTGCTCCTAATGATATGTTATTTTTATTTGTCCCTAATCCTTGAACTAATTTTGATGTGCCTAAATTAAGCGTAGAATTACCTAATAAATTCACATTAGAAAAGTTCATAGTTCCTTGTGCTGTAGGGAATTGACAATAATTCGCATCTAAATAAGCAGTAGTAATTTCTTCATCATTAGAAACCCCCCAATCACTCGGGTTAAAAGTCGTTAAAGGTTCAGTAAAACTTGGTGGATTATAAGTCGCCATTTATATATTGACGAAATATTTTAAATTTACGATTTTAATATATTAGTAATATATATAAATGCCCCCTAAAAGCGAAAAGAAAAAAGTAGCGACTATAATTGATTGGTATAAAGAAATCCCTAAAAAGTATCTCCTAAAACAACACAATCCAAATTACGAAATTCACGGAATTAAGACGCCTTTTCGTATGCTAATCATAGGCGGAAGTGGGGCGGGAAAAACTCAAACATTTATGAATATCCTACACAATTTCGGTAATACATTTCAAAATATATTTATTATAACGAAAAATAAAAAAGAACCGCTATATGAATATTTAGAAGATAAGGCGAGTAAAGACGGATTACAAGTTTTAGAGGGAATTACAAATGCCCCTAATTTAGATGATTTAAATAAGGAAGAACAAACCCTAATTGTAATGGACGATTTAGTGTTAGAGAAAAACCAAAAACAATTAGAGGAATATTTTATAAGGGCGAGAAAATTAAATTGTAGTTTAATCTATATTTCGCAATCCTATTATGCTGTCCCGAGATTGATAAGACAAAATCTCACATATCTCGTAGTAAAAAGATTAAATACTTTGCGAGATTTATTCCGTATTATGAGCGAGTATTCTTTAGGCGTAGAGAAAGACGAGTTAAAAAAGATTTATGATAAGGCAACCGATACGAAACAAAATTTTTTATTAGTGGATTTAGAGGAAGCACCCGAGAATAGATTTCGTAAGAATTTTAACGAAATATTTGAAATTTCTAAAGAGTAATATTCGCTAAAATAAAAATATAACTATAATGTATAATGCTTATTTCTAACTTAAGGAATAAAGGAGATTTAGAAGCGAAAAAGAGGTTAAGAGATGACTTGTTAGAATTAGAAGCGAGTAATGAAGCGGAATTAGATAAGCGAGTAAAGGATTATAAAAACCCTAACAAACCCATACCCGTTGCCCCGCAATATAAATCCGCTAATGAAATGCGAAAAGATAGATTAAATCAAGAAAAAGAAGCGATAAAAAACTTTGCGGATTTAGGATTAGATTACGCTGATAGTGCGGAAATGATTAGTTGGTTGTCGTCTTCTTTAATTGATAAACTCGTTGAATTTAATGCGAATTTTAAAGGTATTAAAAAGGAATTAGTGGAAACGACAAATCCCAAACTTATAACAACGGATTTTTTAAAGAATTATTTGGAGCGATATTTTGAGGATTTAGATATATCGTTTGGAAGAAAATTCGCTACTAAAGGAGAACAAATGGAAACCCCTAAAACTACAGAGGAATTAGAGCGAATTGTGCCTACTAAAGAGATATTAAGCAGTTTAAGAGCAATATTAATAGAAACAAATACGGAAATGCGAAAAATTTTACATTTGAACGAGCAAGATATACAGCGAAATTTAAGAGGAAATGCGAGATTAATTGATGAACGAGAAGCGAGAAAATTTTTAGAAAAAAGAGAAAAGGATATTTTAATTATAAGGGGTTTGTTAAAAAAAAATTATGTAAATACGCAACTATTAATGTTATATGACGATATATTGCCTTCAAATGAATTTATAGGGTTATTGAAATCATCTTTAACCCAAAAAGATAGAAGCGACTTAATAAGGAGATATTTAGCGGGTTTAAAATCCGTTAATATGTTAAGCGTAGAGGGTATTGATGAATTATTAAAAGAATACGATGATGCTAATGGCGATGCTTCAACTGCGAACTTATTTATAAATAAAGTTAGTAAAGCATTATCGTTTCTTTTAGATGATGGGAAAATAACTAAAATTACGAAATTAGTGCGAGATTATGAAAATATTATAAAAACTTATGAGGGTAGAGAAATAGATTTAGAGAATATTAAACGATTTATAGCGATGAATGAAGCGAAAATAGCACAACAAAAAGCATTAATTAATGAAACCCTTAACAGAGAAGTAAATTCATTTGATAAAGAAGGTGAATTTATGGGGGAATATAAATCGGGAGTTGATAGAATATTGACAGAAGAAGCGATAGGCGAGAGATTACGCGCGGGAATAGCGGAAGCAGATGTATTAAGAGAAGCAGAAGCAGATAGAGGAAGAGCATTAGCGGAAATTGAGGATAGACAAATAAATTTAGCGAGAGAACAATTAACTAATAGATTAAAAATGGAGTTGGAGGATAGAAAAGCAAAAATAATAAGAGAAAAATTAAAAAATAGGGGAATAGGTATAAGGCAATATTATAAGGAATTTTTGAAGGAAATTGAAGATTTTTATTTAAATAGTAGGTTAAATAGGGGAAGGACTAAAGCACAAGTAATAATTGATTTAAAACGATTTTTAGTAGAAGATTTAGGATTTAGTAAAGTAGAAGTAAGGAATAATCAATCCCCGAAATTAAAAACTAATGAATACTTTTATAGTTTATTGGGTATGTTGGGTCTTTGGATTGAGGAAAATAGAATTAATGCTTATGAAGATGATACGAGTTTTGATTATAACCGCCCTACAAAAATCCCTACTTTAGGGGGAACACAAATGTCTTATGGTGTAGGATTGAGGGAGAATATTAAAATAAGACAAATTAAAAGTCCTATGTTAGATTTTGAAAGAAGAAATAGCGAAAACAAAAGCGTAAGTAGTGCGAAAAGCGTAAGCGACAGAAGCGTAAGCGTAAATGGTGGCGAGATTAAATTTCAACATTCTCGTATTAAAGTAGGGAGCGGAATTAGCGTAAAACAAACACCTAATTATAAAACATTTGGGAAATATGTAATTCATTTGGGGCATTTAGCAGATAGAAATGTCGCTAATTTTAAATATCCCTCATTAGGTTCAATTCCGCATATAAAACCACTAACCATTAGCGAAGAATATAAGGAATTCATATTAGATACATTAGACAACGGAAGACCTAATGAGCGACTTTTGAAAAATTTGAGTATTGAAGAACAAAAACATTTTGAAAAAGTTTGTTTGGGTGCGGGTTTGTTAGATACTTTTAAAATTAAAAGAGGGAATACTGAAGAGGAGAAAAAAGCGGTTGATAGATTTAATGTATTGAGAGGGGAAGTTTTAGCGGGTAATAATAACGAAAAAGTGATTAAGGAATTAAAACTACTCATAATTAAGTTGATGAATGACGGGAAATTAAATAAAAATGAAGCGACTAATATGTTGATTGAATTAAGCGTCCTTTAAGGGGATATATCCCCTTTGACCCCTTTTAAATAAAGTTTAGGAAAAATTAATCTATATATATATATAAATATGCGAAGTATAATCTTAAATAGTTCTAATATCGTAGCGGGTTCGGGTAATTCAAAATTTCAATACAACTTTCCAGCGGGGAGTTTTACTTTTAAAGATGATGTAATAGGGGTTCAAGAAATCGCTACTTATTTTTCCGTTTTTAACATTACAGATGCTTACAAAAATCGCTCATATACCTATCAGTGGGTAGATGGAACTTTTGTTAATGTTGTAATCCCCGAAGGTTTTTATCAATTAGCGGATATTAACGCACATCTACAGAGCGTAATGTATGCGAATACTCATTATCTCATAAATTCATCGGGTCAATATGTTTATCTATTAGAATTCAAATTAAATATCCCTCAATACGCCGTTCAATTAAACTCGTTTTTAATTTCCACTACAATAGCGACTGCGAATAGTTGGGTTTTACCTTCGGGGGCGACTTGGGTTCTCCCTAATCCTAATAATGTTCTCCCTACAATAATTATTTCCGCATCTCAAACGGGTTTTGGAAATTTAATAGGGTTTGCTTCGGGGGTATTTCCATCAGCATCTATAACGGGAATACCACCCGCCACTATTAACACTCCTTCATTTGGCGTTAGTCAATCAAGATTAAGCACAAAAGCACCACAGATTACGCCATATTCTTCGTTTCTCGTTTTTTGTTCTTTAGTAAATAATAGCACTACAATTCCCTCACAATTAATCTATAGTTTTACGCCTAAAGATGCGACTTTTGGGGCATTACAAGTTTATGCTCCTAATGCGGAAATTGGTTGGAACAAAGTAGAAAACGGACAATACAATAATTTCACTATTGAATTTCGCGACCAGTTAGGAAATCCCGTAGTATTTCAAGACCCTAATACTTTAATTACGCTATTTTTAAAAAATAAAGACGAAAATTCATAATTTTAAAATATCGCTAATATCTATATGCGAATTGTTATGGGACAAAAAGCGGTAGGGGGTATGAACTTTAGGCGAAGATTTGGTGGGGCAATTCCCCGTATGATGAATTTAAAGAGTGAGGGTTTAGGAAAAGCGAAAACTGAAGATTTTTACAAAAAAACAAATGTTTCTCATCCTTTTAAATCTTTAGGGAAAACTAATTTGAAATCTTTAGAAGGGGGGCGGATTAAATCAACGAAACCTAAAAAATATATTTCTTTAAATCTTTAGAAAGGGGATATATCCCCTTTGACCCCTTTTTAAATCTTTAGGGATTTTATAAAATATTAAGCGGATTTTATAAAATTTAAATTTGGTTCTCTTTATATTAAGCGTATTTTATAAAAATTTTTATATTGGCGTATATTATAATATGGATAATTTAGTATTTGAAGAAAGCGTAAATGCCGAAATAGACCAAAGCGAGTTTATCTCTAAAAAGTGGTTGTATGTTAATGATAGTAATAGTCAAAATTACACATCACAAGTCGTTATTGACAGCACACCTTTAGCGAATAGTGGGGGGTGGATTAATTGGGCGGAGGGGTATATTTTAATGCCGCTAATGGTTGAATTACAAACCAACAACTCACCCGCTACACCCGCTACTTTACCCCTAAATACTGATGTAGCGAATTATTCGTGGGCGTTTAAGAACGGATTTTGGCAAATGCTTAACTCTATGACTTTAGAGTTTAATAACCAAAATGTCGTTCAACAAACCCCTTTTTTGAATGTATTTAGGAGTTTTAAGGCGATGACTTCATTTTCCGCTGATGATGTGAAAAATCACGGAGCGAGTATTGGGTTCTATCCCGATAATGCGGGTTCGTGGAGTTTTTGTGATGCTACTGAACTCGCTTCAGCGACTTCCGTTATTCGCCCTAATGGTAATGGTTTAAGTAATAACAGACAAGTAGGTGATGTTGTCGCTAAATCCGCTGTGGCGGGAGCGTCTATTACTACGGGAACTCCTTTTCAAGTCGCTTCGGGTGTGGCGGGTGCTTATACTGCGGGTATTAATTGTTCGGGTGCGGGTAATCCTTCTAATAACTACGGAGATGAGTATTGTTGTAATGAGGGATTTAAAAAGAGAGGTAGTGGTTTAACTTTAGACCCCGCTTCAACGGGTAATGCTAAAGGGCAAGATAAAGTTAATAACTACGCTACATCAAATATCGTTTTCCGTTCGGGTAAATTACAACAACTCGCAGCGGGAACTATTGCGTGGGCGGTTTATGCGAAATTGCGTCTTAAAGATTTGGCGGACTTTTTCGTTAAATGCCCTTTATTGAAAGGTTCAACTATTCGCTTTTATTTGAATACTAACCAAACGAGTTTTACATTTACTACTGCCGCACATACTATAGACGCTAATGGTATTCCAACGGCGACTTCTACTTTAGCGGTTAGTAATGTTTCCGTTTTGGGGGGTTTGACTAATCCGCTTATGATTGCTTCAGCGGGATTACAGCAAGGTCTTTCTCCGCTATGTAATACGGCGGCGGGTGAGGGGGCGGCGGGAATTTACACACTTTCCGTTAATATCTTTAAATCTAAATCGGGTGCTTATCAATCGGGTCTTCAATCTTGTCGCCTATATGCTCCCGTGTATAAAATGAACCCATTAGCGGAACAGCGTTATTTACAACTCGCTCCAACTAAAAAGATTGAATATAATGATATTTTCCAATATCAGTTTGATAATGTAGCGGGTAATAACACGAGTTTTAATATTCTTGTATCAAATGGTATAGCGAATATCCAAAGCGTTCTCGTTGTTCCTTTTATTTCCGCAAGTTCTAATGGTTCATTAGGTATTTCAACATTACTTTCCCCTACAGCAACTTCGGGCGGAACTCCCGACCCAATTGTCCTTACAAACTTCAATATAGCGGTTAGCGGTGTTAATCTTTTTCTTAATAACGAATACTACGATTATGAGGCGTTTAATCACGAACTCGCTTCAGCAAATCAACTTAACGGAAATCTTACAACGGGTTTAACAAGTGGATTGATTAGCGAGGACGATTTCTCAAGAGGTATGCGATATTACTATGGTAATGCTTCTCGTGTTCTCCCAAGTGAGGAGGGTGTTTCTCGCTCCGTTCAAATTATCGGGCAGAATGCTTCATTACTATCTTGTTCGCTAATGGTGTTTGTGGAATTTAAACGCTCAATCGTCGTAGATATTTCAACGGGTGCGAGAATTGAGTAAAAAACAAAGAGAACCAAAGGTTCTCCTTTAACCTCTCCTTTAATTTAAAAGGGGTTAAAGGGGATATATTCCCTTAAATATATTATCTATATATTATATAATATATTATGTGTAAATTAGCGAAATGTTGTTATATAGAGATTAGGGAGTTTAAATGTGGAACGAAAATATCGTATCATTATGATAAAAATAATATCCTTATAAATTCTTATTTAATTTAAGAGGAAATAACCCCTTTTAAATTAAAGGAGAGGTTATAGGAGAACCTTTGGTTCTCTTAATTTAGGAGAAAATACAACATTTTCCCCCATTTTATTTTCTTCTCTATAATTATAATGAAGTATCCCGAATTAATCCCCCACCAAATTCATCTAACTTTAGACCAAGTGAAAAAGTTAGGTAGCGGATTGACGACTACTCTTAAACATTCACAAATGGGAGCGGATAAAGGCGATATTGTTGTAATGCTAAACCCGCAACAAGCGAGAAAAATGCTTACGAGTTATAAGCGTAATAAAGGTTTGAGATTAAAACTCTCACCACCCGAATTAGAAGCAACTATGAAATTAGGAAGCGGATTTTTTGAAGTATTAGAGAAAATAGGTATTTCTAAAGAGCGACTTAAAGAAGTAGGTAAAACCGCTTTAAAATCATTAGGGAAAGATGTAGTGAAAAAAGGAGCGGATTATTTAAGTAAGAGAATGCCCGTAGGCGAATATCAAGAAAGAATGTCGCAATTAATTAATGACGAAGTTAATAGTATAGGGCGTAAAATTATAGATGAAGAGGATATTTCCGCATCTGTTCCGCAATTAAAATCCGCCGCCAAACGATTTGGATATATGGCGTTAAGAAACGAAGTAGGGAGATTGGGTGAAAAAGATGAAAAAATCGCTAATTCGTGGATTGATAAAGCGGAAAAAACTTTTGGAACGGGAATGAAGAAAGGTTCGCCCGAAATGAAGGAAAAAATGGCGAGATTGAGAGCGATGCGTAAAGGTTCTAAAGAAGGAGAAGGAATTGGGCGTTTTTTCAAAAAGGCGGGTAGGCAAATCAAAGGTGCGGCAAAAGGGGTTTATAAATTAGGTAAAAAAGCGTCAAAAAATAAAATCGTTAGCGGAATAGCGAAACAAATTATAAAAGAAGCAGCACCAATAGCGTTAGGGAGTTTAGGGGCATTAGCGGGTCCCGAAGGTGCGATTTTGGGTGAGATTGCGGGTAAGCAATTAACGAGCGGAATGGGTATAGGAGTAAAACACTCTAAAGCGTATGCTGGTGCTATGAAGAGAAATATGGGGGTAAGTATGGATAAAAAAGTCGCTCGTAATCAAGCAGTAAGTAGTTTTGCGAGAAACCCCCGTGTTAAACCGAGTAGCGAAGAAATGACTTTATCCCCCTATGCCCGTATGGATAGTCCCGCTATGAACCCATTTATCCCTACAAAATACACTCAAGAAGGGGGGCAATCTCAAGGATACGGAGGAGCGGGTTTGTATGCTGGTAGAGGATTATATTAACGGGGATATATCCCCGCGACCCCTTTTAAATTGGTTCTCTTTGTTTTTGCGTTCTTTAGGAAAATATTTTAATATTTAGATAATATATAAAATGAATAGGAAAAACGCCGATATTAGTTTTGGATTAATGATGGAAAGTAAAGTAATTGAAGAATTAAGGAAAATTGATAATGATATAACAAAAACAAAATTTAGATATGACCCTTTTGATTTTGTAAGCGAAAATTCTTTAATTGAACTTAAATCAAGGCGGATATTACATAACGCTTTTGATGAAGTTATGATAGGGAAAAATAAAATATTAAAAGCGGATAAATCAACTAAATCCGTATATTTTGCGTTTAATTATTTAGACGGAATTTGGGTGTATAAATACGATAAAAAGGATTTAGATAATGGGGGAGTATATTTCGCTATGGGGGGTAGATGTGATAGGGATAAAGACGAACGAATGGAAGTAGCGTATATCAAGCGTGATTTATTATATCCCCTTTAATATATATGCTCTCTAACTTTGATATAGAAAGATTAGCGAATAAATTAGACCTACCTATTGTGGGAGTTTTTAGTAAAGATAGATTACCCGAAAAACCGCAAATAGGGAGTTATTATATTAACCTACAAAATCATAATGAGGGAAATGGTACTCACTGGGTTTTCGCTAAAGTATATTGTGATGATGATAGGGAAGATACATATGCTTTAGATAAAAAAGGAAAAAAACTCTACAGATGTGGTGCGTTATATTTTGATACATTTGGCGTAAATATGCCGAAAGAAGTAGAGGATTTTTTAAAACCCTTTAAACCCGTTCCTTATAATAATCGCCATATACAGAATATTAATTCTACGGAATGTGGGTGGTATAATATCGCCCTTGATTATTCGTTAGAACATAAGAAACATAGCGATACTTATTTAGAAGATTATGAGAAATTTTTAGCGTTATGGAGCGATAAACCTACAAAAAATTTGACGCTACTAAAATCGTTTTTTAAACCGCTATAACTATATATTATAATATATTCTAAAAATATGATATAAAGACAAAATTAAAATATATTATAATATTATATCCAAAATGTTTAGCAAAATTGAAAATAGCGAAGAATTGAACCGACCTAAAGAAAACTACACCAAGACTTATAGAGATAAAGATAGGGAAAAATATAATAAATCACAAAGAGATTTATACCATAGATTAAAGGAGAACGCAGAATGGAAGAGAAATTTTAACGAAAAAGCAATTATATATAACAAGAAATATAGGGAGAAAAAGAAAGCGGAGATTTTGGAGAGCGGAATTGTCGTTAGACCGAGAGGCAGACCGAGAAAATTTATTGTTGAAACTTTAGCAATTTAATTTTATTTAATTAAATTTTTAATATTTGAAATTTGATTAACAAAAAAAAAATTTGATTTAAAAAAAAAATTGAAATAGAAAAAAAAATTGAAATAAATAATAAAATATATAGTTTTAGCAAAAAAAGCATTTAAAGGCAAAATTAAAATATTCATATATAGTAAAATGAAAGGTTTTCAATCTTTAGAGAGGAGCGATGACAAGGATATAAAGGACTTTTTAAAGTCTTTAGTGAAACTAACGAGAACCGATAATGATTTTAAAAATAAATATAAAACTCTAAAACAAGACGCTAATACGATTGACGAATTTTATGAAGGAATTAGAGAAATTTTAGATATTGAACCAGTTAGTAAGAAACAACGAGATAGACCGCTAAAAAAAGGAACTCCTACTTGGAGGGAATTTATTAGGCAAGAAACTAAAGAAAGAACAGCGACTATCTCTTATCATAAATCCGCAAAATCTAAACTTAAACCGAGAATTTTGAAGGAAAGAAAAGTGGATTTTAAAGGAAAATTCTTAACTAAATTAGTAATTAGAACGAAAAATGTAGGGAATTTGGAAGATTTATTTGATTTAATTAAAGAATATGTATCTAATAATGAAGATGTGGAAAGTATTATGATACTCTTTAAGTTGAGAGGGCGTAATAAAGTAAGGGGAATGACTTTACAGAGAGAATTATTTGAAAATAGTTTTGAGGAGTTTGAAGCGAAATATGATAGTAATGTGAGTGGAAGTAGCGGAAGTGATGCTTACAATATTGGGACTAATGATACGGATTTAGAGATTATATTAAGCGAGTTTGTTGCTTTGAAAAAAAATTTATCTACTTATGGCGGAGATAGTAAATATCTATTATTTAAAACTATAGGGATTGATGGGAGTAAAAATGAATGCGGAATTAATTGTATTAAAAAATTAGGTTATGGCGAACTTTTAAATGAATATAATAAGAATAGAAACCCTAAAAATAATTTGAGAACTATTACCGAGATGTGTAATTTTATTAGGGAGAATAAACTACCTATTAATGTCTGTAATAACACTATTGAAAATTTTGAGGTGATTGAAGACGCTAATAGAGTATTTAAAGCGTATTTTAAACATTATGTTAGTAATGGAAAAGGCGGATTTAAAGTTAAAATAAGTAAAAAAACTGGCGAGATTGTTTATGAAGATATAAATGTCGTTAAATTAAGAATGGCGGATATTATACCTAACAAATTCAATTTAGTAAGTAAGGATAATATTGCTACTATTATATGTGATTTTGAGGGAAAACATTTTGATATTTTAGAGAATAATGTAATGACTTTGCGAGATAATTTATATTTGAAAGTAAGAATATGTAAAGGGAAAATATATTCGGGAAATTGTATATATGTAAAGTTAAATGATGAGAAAAAAATAGTAGAGGATTTTGTAGGAAAGAAAGTAGAAATTAATGGCGATTATGATATGATATTTGATTGTGGGAGATTATTGAAAAATAAAACGATAAAAGAAAATAAAATAATTGAGGATAATATAAAGATAAATATTATTGAGGAAACTAAAGAGGAAACCGAACAAGAGGAAACTAAAGAGGAAAATATAATTTTTAAATCCGCTTTTCCTACATACAGAAAAAAATATTTATTCTTTGATTATGAAACTATTATATGTTTTAAGGAAAATTCATTTATGAAACCCTACTCATTATCGTTATTGTGTTTAGATGATAATACCCTTAAGATGCTAAATAAATATGATGCGGAAAATAATAAAGATGAAGTAGATAAAATAAGAAAGGAAAATTGTATTACATTTTTAGGGTATGATAGTGGCGAAAAATTTGTTAAATGGATTTATGATAATCAAGGGGGAAATCAATTTATATTTATAGGGTTTAATTCAGCGAATTTTGATAATTTTATATTATATAATTCGTTATTAAATTTTTATGTAAATGATGAAATAGAAATACGCAACGAACAATATAACGGAAATCAATTACTAAACTTTGTGTTTGCGGGGCGACATATTTGTTTTGACTTACATAAACATTTAGCAGTAGGGGGTTTGGATAGTAATTGTAAGGGATTTAAAGTAAATTGTTGTGCGAAAAAACCCTTTAATCACGATTACGCCCAATCCTTACATAAAGAAGGAAAACTAATTGAGTATATTAATAATGACCCCAAACTAAAAGAATATAACGAATATGATGTATTAGCAACAGCGGTTTTATTTGAACGATATAGGGATTGTTTGAGGGAGATTAAATCAACTGAAAAATATGCGGATTGTTTAGAACAGACAACCACAATAGGGAGTATGATTTATAAAGTATTTAGCGAACATTCTAAAACTCAAGTAAAAAACGCTATTGTGAATTATGAAGAAGTTAAAATAGAAGATAAAAAACCTAAAAAGGGGCGGAAACCTAAAGACATAAAAGAAATCGCTACAAAACCTAATGAGAAAAATAAAAAAATTAAAACACAAAATAAAACTATAAGAATGGAGAGATTATTAGGGAGTTTAGAATATCACCATTATAAGGATATTTTAAAATATAAAGTAGCGGGAAGGGTTGAACTATTTAACGATATACTAAAAATTATGGAGCGAATGGGGAGTAGCGATGTCTGTAGTCTTTACCCTTATGTGATGGCGGTTTTAAATGTATATTACCCCGCTGGAAATGTCGTTGAAGTTGATGACTATAAGGGAGATGATGTATTGGGGTTTTATTATTGTAATGTAAAACAACATAATCTTAAAGCGAGAAATCTTCCAAAGATTTATCCTCGTAAGACGGAATTAGAAAATATATGGGATAATGAAGATGAATTGAAGGGATATTTATTAAGTAATGTAATGATAGGACTTTTGCGAGAATATGGTTGTGAAGTTGAAATACTCCCTTATGTTGAAGACCCGCTATATAAGAAGGATATTTTAGATGAGAGCGGAAATAAAATTAGTGAGGAATTAATTAAAAAGAAAAGTTTTGTATTCTCACATAAGATTAGGGGTTGCGATTTGTTTGAGTTCATATTAGAGATGATGATGGCGAAAAATAAACAAGATGATTTAAAGCAAAATAAAAACGACTTATACAATTCCGCTTTACGAGAAACTCTTAAATTATTGATGAATTCTTTAAGCGGTAAAGTTATTGAGGGATTACATATAGACCAAATTGAAGCGATAAATACAGAAGCACAATTTAATAATTTTATTGTAAAACATAATAACTACAATTTTATAAATATTATTGGGGAAAAAATATTCGTGTCTTATAAAAAAGATGAAGAAGAGGAATGCTTGAAAAAACAACGCCCTATTTATTTGGGGGTTTATATTTATGATTACGCAAAACGCTATATGTATCAATATTCGTATTCTAAAATTGGTTTAGATAAACTTGTTTATACGGATACAGATGCGAGTAAGATGCGATATAAGGATTTTGAAGTATGGAAAAAATGGGTTAGGGATAATAATGTAAAAGTTCCCGCTTGGGATAAAGCGAAACAATACGATAATAGATATGGCGAACATCTCATATATGAAGAGAATTCTAAAGTCTTTGGGAGTTTTGAGGACGAACTTGAGGAGATGTATGGGGATAGTTATGTATTCTATTGCCTACAAAAGAAGTCGTGGTGTTATGAATGTTTGCCTTATCGTTATGATAAAGAAGGGAAAAATTTATGTAGTAAGTTTAAATTTAAGGGAATTAACGGAAGAGCGTTAATGGTTAATAAAAAAGACACGACAATAGTAGCGGAAAAAATAACTAAAAAACGAGATGGTGGTGAGATAATAACATTAGCGATTAGAGATATTAATGATGATGGTTATGAATTAGATGAGAGCGAAATTGATGAGAAAACTTATGAATGGGCGGTTGCTAATGCTGACGAGCGGAAAATAGAAAATGGTAATGTAGTGAAATTCTTTGAGAACCTATACATTAACCGAGAGGGTTATGTATTGGCGAATTCTTTTAGAAAATGTGTAAAAAATACTATGCGAAATGTGAGTATAGATGATACGGATAAATATAGCGATAAATGTAATAATATTATCGTGAGATATGCTCTTAAAAAAATAACGATATTAGACGCTCAACAACAGAAAGAGAAAAGAGAAGCGAAATAATGGAAAAAATAAAAATTTATGCTCTAAATTTTTATTTTTTTTATATTTTTTTTGTTATTTATTATGCTTTTAATGAAATTTATAG